GATGCTGCACCAGCGCCCCGAGCTGATCCCGCCTGTCCCGAGCCCCGACGACGCCGCGCGCTGGGAGCACACCAGCCTTCGACAGCGGCTCATGATGGGCATGTGGCGTGCAGACCTGGAGCAGGCCATCCAGGAGCACATCGGGCGCGTCCGGCGAGGTGCGTGGGGCAAGCCTGACCTGTCGTCCAACGTCGCCAAGAGCATCAGCGTACAGCTTGCGGTGCTGTACAACATGTGGCCCACGGTCAGCCATCCGAGCGAGTCGGAAGGGACCTTCCTGGGTCCTAAGGGCGCGCTCGCCACGTCGGGCATCTGGTCGCTGATGCAGCGCGTCCAGGCGTACACCATCGCGTGCCGCGAGTTCATCGTTCGGTTGGATGCCAGCGAGTCGGGCGTCATCCGAACCCGACCGGTGTGGCCGAACAACGTACACGCGCGGAGCCTCGCAGCGGACCCGATGCGCCCCGTCGTGCTCGAAGAGGCGCGCCTGCTCGACCACCCGGAGACGGGTGAACCGGAGTGGGTGTGGGAGTGCTTCGACATCTCCGACCCGTCGATGCCGGTGTGGAAGTACGAGCGGCGTACCCACGACCGCGCCACCGAGGACGTGTCTGCGCTGTACATCCCCGGCGGTCGCCAGGAAGGCGCGGCCTATCAGTACCGATACGCGGACGGTCGCCCGTTCATTCCAGCGGTGATGTACCACGCAGCCCTCACCGGACAGCTGTGGGACGCCTTCGAGGGCGTGGAGGTCATCGAGGGCAGCGTCAACGCGTCGGTCGGTTGGTCCTTCTGGTTCCATTGCCTGCGCGACGCTTCCTGGCCTCAGCGGTACGCAGTCGGGGCCGACGTGCCCGGCGCCAACACCGTGGACGAAGAGGCGGGCCGGCGCCGCGAGTTGGTCACCGACCCCACCAGCCTGCTCATGCTCGAGTCCGCCGGAGAAGGTCAGGCGATCGTCGGGCAGTTTCAGCCGGGGGCCGACGTGGGCGACCTGGCCGACGCGCTGGCGAAGTTCGAGGCCCGCGTGGCCGAGTTCGCGGGCGTGTCCCCGGCCGACATCCAACGGCTCGGCGGCCAGGCTCGCAGCGGGTACGCCATCAGCATCAACCGCGCGGGCCAGCGTGCGGCAGCCGCCAAGATGGAGCCGATCTATCGGCTGTCGGACCTCGAACTCATCGGCAAGGCAGCGGCGCTGCTCAACCGGGCCACAGGCTCCCGGCTGCCAGAGTCGGATTACAGCATCAGCTACGCGGGCGTGCCCAAGAGCGCCGAAGAGGCGAAGGCCGAGCGGGACCACATCGAGAGCATGATGGACCGCGGACTCATGTCGCCGGTCGATGCGCTGATGTACCTGCACCCCGACTGGTCGCGCAGCCATGCCACGGCCGAGCTCGACAGGATCCGCCGGGAGCGTCTGGCCTATGGCGCGTGACCCGCTACGCGTGACCCTGGCCGAGTTGCTACGGCCTCGCGAGGACGCGCCAGACCGCGGGCTGATCCCCGGCGTGACCCTTCGCGCCATCGCTCTCTCGTCTCCCATGCCACAACACAAGGACCCACCTGTGGACACGCTCATCTTCCACACCCAGGAACAGCTCGACACCCTGAAGGCCGCGGCGGCTCGGGAGGATGGCGGCGGCCTTCCCTTCCCCGAGGAGGATTGGGAGATCGAAGAGGAACCCGACGACGGCCCCGCAGCGGTCCCCTACGAGCGCTTCCAGCGGGTCAACGCCAAGCTCAAGGACGCGCTGAGCCAGATCAGCGACCTGGAGGGCAAGGTAGGCGAGCTCGGCAAGTCCGCCGGCACCGTGGAGGCGCTGAGCGCCACCGTGGCCGACCTGAAAGGGCAACTCAAGGTCCAGTCTCGTGGACACCAGGAGCAGATCGCGCTGATGGGGCTCGGCATCACCGACACCGAAGGCCAGGACCTCGCGCGGTTCTACCACGGCCGCCTCGACGAGAAGGGCCGCCCGCCGCTCGCTGACTGGCTCAAGACCCTGAGCGAGAAGCCGGAAGACGCGCCCAAGGGGCTACAGGCGTTCCTACCGCAGGCGGAAGCGGAAGCCACCGAGGAAGCGCCTACCGACGTGGGCACCACACCGGCCACGCCGACCTGGACACCGCCGCAGAACGGCACGCACCGCCAGACGACGGCGACACCGTCCAGCCACAGCGCCGACGCCATCCTGAGCGCGTCTCCCGAGGCGTGGGCGGACATGCGTAAGCAGTGGGAGTAGTTGCGGAGCCTGGGCGCTTGTAGTATGCCTAAGAGGCATACAACGGCTCGGGTCGCCCCCGTTAAACGCTGAAGGCCGGTCAACGAACCGAAAACCTCAGCGTACACGGGTACTTACATGACCGTCATCCTGCACAGCAACCTCGAGACCGACCTTCGGCTCGCTGCTGCTCTCGACCGCGAACTCCACATGCTGCTGGCCGACATGGCCGGCCTGCGCCGCTCCGGCGCGCTCAAGGACTGCGGACTCGTCAACGGCACCGGCTCCGACACCAAGCGCGTGCGCTTCGCGGGTCTGGCCGGCACCGACGCCATGTCCACCACGGCGGCCGAGAACACCGACGAGGGCACCACGGCCATGACGGACGCTTCGGCGGACATCGCGGTGGTTCGCGGCTCGCTGCGTCGGGACATCTCCGACCTCGCCAGCATGACCGGCTTCGCGTCGGACATCAATCCGCTGGTGCTCGCGCAGAGCATGGTCATCAGCTCGGAGCGCTGGTTCAATTCGCTGGTCGCCACCGCCATCGCGGGCGCCTCCACCGACGTGGGCACATCGACCGTGGACGCGTCGTTTGACGACTGGATGGATGGCATCTACACGCTGGAGATCGCCAGCGCGCCCGGCCCCTACGCCGCGATCCTGCACCCGCGCCAGTGGGCCGACCTGCAGGAGAGCCTTCGCGGTGAGACTGGCCCCGTCCAGTTCTTGCCCGCCGTGCAGGCCGCCATCGCCATCAAGGGCCAGGGCTACGTCGGCTCGCTCGCTGGTGTCGATGTCTTCCTGTCCACCGACGTGACGAGCTCGGGCGGCAACCGCCACGGCGCCATGTTCGGTTACGGCGCGCTCGGCTACGCGGCCGGTGTCCCGCTGCCCGTCCAGGGCGGTGCCACCGAGATCCGGAGCGGTGACGCCCCGATCCTCGTGGAGATCCAGCGCGACAGCTCCGCGGCCACCACCGAGGTCGTGGGCCACGCCTACTACGGTGCCTCCCTGCTCGAGCAGGGGCGCATCGTCGGCTTCGTGACCGACGCGTAGTTCCCCCTGGGTTGGGCGGGGAGGGGCTTCCGGTCCTTGTCCCCGCCCCGCTCAGCCCTCTCCCCCAAGCCACAAGGACCCACCGATGGCGCACACCTTCTCCAGCACGGCAGCCACCCCGCTCAGCGGCAGCCTCACGGCTCGCAAGCTCAAGCTGGCACCCAGGCCCAACTTCTACCTCATGCACAGCCCCACATCGTGGGAGTGCCTCGAGACGGCGAAGGGCTGGGAATGGTTGCCCCGACTGAAGCAGCTCCCCGCCGCGTCGGGCGTCAACGGTGTGCGACAGACTCGCGCGGGCGCCGATGTGCGACCCGCCATGATCCGCTTCCAGTCGGAAGACTGGACGATCCTCAGTCAGCCCGAGCGCGTGCGCGACGGTGGCTACGTGGTGACCACCCCCTGCGAGGGCGGCCTGGTTCACCACTGCTTCTACGACAGTTTCAAGATGGTAGGCAACTCGGTCATCGCCAAGACCGACCACAAGGCGAAGCACGACTTCCTGCGCTCGCTGGTGGTCAACGGGCACATTCCCGCGCCTGAGCCCGAGATCTTGGAAGCCATCATTGAGCGCCAGGCCCACCGGCTCGGACGCAAGGCGAACAACGCCCACATCCCCGCCGTCAAGGCGCGCCTCGACGAGGACGCGGCCAAGATCGAAGCGATGAAGGTGGCCGCCGGCAAGAAGCCGAAGCGCGCCGCAAGCAGGAACCGTCCCAATGGCTGAGCACGAGAAGGCGCGTAAAGCGATCGACTCGATGACCCGGCGCATCGTGGACCAGGGCCGCCAACGCGGCGAACGCATCAACCCGGAACAGGCCCGCGAGCAGGCTGTGGAGGCGGCGAAGCGGTACGACAGAAAGCACCGTTAGACCGTCCCTACGGTCCTTCTTGTGAGCATTCATTTGCTAAGCCCCATTTAGGGGCGGTGAGAGGACAGACACATGGCTACCAGCGGCATCGACAACCTTGTCTCCCGCGTCCCCCACAAGATCCGTAAGCCCCTCGAGGTTCACGGTGAGTGCGAGCTGCGCCAGGGCATCAAGCGCCAGTCGTTCGTCGAGTTCTTCGAGGACTTCCACGGCGACGTGACCGCCACCCTTCCCGCGTCGTGGTCCTACGACGGCGAGACGGCCAACATCACCGGGGACTTCGTCTCCGAGGCCAACGGCGTCTACGAGATCCTCACCGACTCCACGTCGGAAGGCCAGGCGGGCCGGCTCAACTGGGGGGACACCTTGATGGTGAACCTCTCGAAGAACCCGATCTTCGAGGTGCGCGCCAAGCTCGCCATGGCCGGCGCCACGCTGACCGCGGACGAGCGCATGGTGATCGGGCTGGGCTCCGCGCTGGCGACCGCTGAGGCGACCCTGGACGATGTGACCACCCACGTCTGGTTCCGCGTCGAGGGCGCCGACAACGACGTGATGGTCGAAGGCGACGACGGCACCACCGACACCGACGATCAGGCCGGCGGTACGGACCTCGTGGACGACACGTTCACCGTGTTCACCATCGACTGCGGCGACCTGTCCGCGGTGCGATTCTACCTGAACGGCGTGTCCATCGGCACGGTGGACATCTCGGCGGTGTCGGCGAACACGCTGGTGCAGCCCATCATCTGCATTCAGCGGGACGCGGGCACCGAGGTCAACAGCCTCAAGATCGACTACGTCAAGGTCGTGCAGGAACGCACCTGATCGACCCGCGCACACCCTGACCCTGGAGCGCTTCGGTGAGCATCGCAGAAACCAACTACACAGCCCATCTGCGGCTCCCCCATCTGGTGGAGCGGGGCCGTACCCAGCTCATCAAGTGCCCCACCTTCCTCGACGGTGCCGCGTCGGCGCCAGCGTCGGGGACGGTCAGCGTGTACCGGCCCAACGAGGGACCCGACGATACGCCGGTGATCGACGCGCAGACGGTCACCATCACCGCCAACGTGGCTGAGTACTCGGTCACGTTCGGCAGCTCGACGAACCAGATCCCCACGACCGAGCCGCTCGGCACGGGCTGGCGCGTTGAGTGGGCGTTGACCATGGCAGACGGCATCGTCCACACCTTCCGCAGTGACGCGGCGCTGGTGCGGGCTCGGCTGTACGCGGTGGTCACCGACCAGGACCTGGAGCGGGCGCATCCGGGGATCGACTCGCTGCTGCCGAGCGGCCAAACCGACTGGCAGGACCAGCTCGACGAAGCGTGGTACGACGTGGCCCGCGGGCTCATCGCGCAGGGCAACCGGCCGAACCTCGTCATGGAACCGACCGCGCTCTACGACGTGCACCTGAACCGCACGCTCTACCGCATCTTCCGCGCGCTCAAGACCCGGATGGGCATCGAGAGCCAGTATGCGGAGCTCGCCTCCGAGTACCTCGACGACTACCAGGCCGCGTGGAACGCGCTGTCCTTCCGCTACGACGCAGACGACAGCGGACGCGAGGAGAACCGCGAGGACAAGCGCGGGGCCGTGTCCCAGGTCTTCCTGAACGACACCTCTGGCTATCGGTACTGGTAGTGGCTTCCGTCCCCTTATCGACCCTGCACACCCGCGTAGCTACCCGCGTAGCGACGGTGTCGGGGTACGTGGAGGCGCTGTGGCCGCTCGATCCGTCCGGCTCGGCCGAGTCGGTGGCCGACAAGGCTTTCGCAGTCGAGCTCGAGCCTCGCGTGGAGCGCCTGACCCGAGAGCAGGATGGCGAGCTGGCGCTGGTGGACACCGACGTGGTGATCCGCTTCCTGCGCGTCGTCTCCCCGCTCGACCAGATCACGACGCTGAAGGCCGGCTACGACGACGCGCACAGCATCGTCCAGGCCCTGATGGCGCAACAGGCGCAGGCGTGGAACGACGGGCTCAGGGTCCGCTACACCGCCGGCCCCGCTGTCGAGCGCCTCGCTGGTGGCGATTACCTGCTCTACACGCTTCGATTCAACATTCGACACCACCTGACCTTCTAAGGAGCCACCATGGCTATCCAAGATCAAGCGCTTAACTTTCGCGACGGGACCATCCTGCTGGAAGACGGCACCGGCACCCCGCTCGACGTGACCGTCCAGTACGAAGCCGGGGACCTCTCGGTCTCGGGGCTGAACCAGTCCCTGAGCGGCCCCTACGACCTGACGGCGTACATGGACCGCGGCGAGCTGCACACCGTCCGCAAGACCTCGCGCACCTTCCCCTCGCTGTCCTTCTCGGCCACCTACACCGACCTGTCGGACGCCAGCGAGGAGACGATCCCCGACATCGTGCTCCAGAACAACGCCTTCAGCGCCGCGGTGAGCACCCTGGGGGCCAACGCCGACGTGTACACGCTCAAGGTGACCTGGACGGTGACCGACCCGGCCGGCGGCACGCACATCCTGACCGCCGACGACGTGGCGTTCAGCATCGACATCGCGGAAGGCGACCCCAACACCTTCAGCCTGTCCGGCACCGTGTACGGCGCCATCACGCTGGCTTAGGGCAGACCATGACGAACGGGCACACCGAGATCACGGTGGGGACCGAGTCCGTGCGGCTGGTCCTCCCTACTTCCTTCGCGCTTCTCTCCGATGTGGTGGCTGCAAGCCAGCGCAACCAGTCGCGCGCCTTCGCTGCTGCTCTCGGCCTGTGCTGGTCGGGCGGCGCTGCGCCGAAAGCCTCTCTCCAGGGGTACGCCTTCGATGTGATGGCATACGGCGGGGCGGTGCTCGATGAGTTGGGCGGGCGCGCGGCCTATGGTGACATCCTCGCCGCGGGTGCTGTCGCGTGGAGCCTGTGCGCCGCTGCCATCCTCACGGAAACCGAGGTGTCAGACACCGAGGGTTTTACCGAGGGCGCGGCGGGCTCGACTGGCTCGCCATAGAGATCGCCTGCGCCTTCGGATGGACGGACCCCTTGCATTTCTACAGCCTTGGCCGTGCCGCCCAGATCCGCCTGCTGGCGTGGTGGCGCGTCCGGTCGGCACCAGCCAAGCCACGCAAGGCTAAGCCCATCACCCACACCTCTTTCCAGTCTGACAAGCCGAACGCGGCCCAACTACTCGCCGGGGTGTTGACGTGAAGATCAAAGACGGCATCGTCACGCTGGAGATGTCGGACGGGCTCCGCGAGATGGTGGACCGCGCTCTGGCTGAATCTGGACAGGTGACCCTGTCGGCTATGGAGGAGGTCCTTGACGAGGTGTTCAACTCCGCAAAAGCCGCGTGGCCCGAGGTGACAGGGAAGAGCAAGAAGTCCCTTCGGAAGTACATCCGTCGAGACGGCAAGCAGATCGTGGTCGGCATCACGAACGACGCGCCATACGCGTACATGATTCGGGTGAAGCGCCAGCCCCGCCGCCGGGTATGGAATGAGCTGGTGTCCAAGCCGGGCAAGAAGACCTCCAAGAAGCTCGCCCGCCAAGTCGGCCGCGACTTGGCTAAGAGCATCGCGGGTAAGTAGATGGCGCGCACCGACACCGTAGACCTCTCTCTCCGCGCCGACCTCTCGCAAGTAATCGAGCAGTTCAAGCGTATGCGCGGCGTGTCCGACGCGGAAGCGAAGGGCATGGCTCGTGAGTTGTCGAAGCAGCTCAACAAAGCGACAGCCGCCAGCGAGAAGGCGGCGAGCAAGTCACAGGCAGCGTGGAAGAACACGAAGCAGGGTATCAACGACGTGGCCGCGGCCACGGTCAAGGTAGCCAAGGTGTTCGCCGCCGCCGGGGCCGCTGCCCTCGCGATGGCGAAGAAGACCGCCGACGCCCGCAACGCGCTGAACGACCTGAGTACCTTGTCCGGAGGCGTGGCGGCGAGCACCATCGAGGGGCTTCAGGTCGCCTATGAGGGCGCAGGGCTCGAGTTCTCCAACGTCGAAAAGCTGCTCAAGCGCCTCCCCAAGAGCATGGGCGACGCAGCCCGCGGCTCGAAGGACATGGTGGAGGCGTTCGGGCGGCTTGGTGTCGAGGTGACCGACACCGACGGTGCCCTGCGCGATGCCGACGCGGTCTTTACCGAGACGGTAGCCGCTATCGGTGAGTTGGAGACAGCGACCGACCGCGCGGCAGCCGCCACCCAGGTGTTCGGCAAGTCCGGCGCTGAGGTGCTCCAGGCTCTGGGTGACACATCGAGTCTGGCCGCGTTTGTCGAGCTGAGCGAGCGGTTTGGCGTGGACGCGGGACCGCAAGCGGCAGCCAGCGCGGCGACGTGGCAACGCGCCACAGCAGAGCTCCAGCTCGTGCTCCGTGGCGCCGCGGCTGACATGACGGACACCTTCGGTGGCGGGTCGGAGATCTTGCGCGACTTCACCGCCGGTTTCGTCTTCTTCAAGACCATCGCAGGCGCCGCGGTGGAGGAGGTCGTCGAGGAGCTGACGCAGCTCGGCCAGACGGTCGCCCTTATCCTCGAAGGTCGCTGGAGCGATGCGTGGCGCAACGCAACGCACACCATCGACGAGAACGGCAACGCGCTGGACGGTGCCGTGGACCGCGCCCTGGAGGCGATGGCCGCCTATCAGGATCTCGCGGCAGCTACCGACGCAGCGACGGCAGGACACCGCCAGCTATCGGGGGCAGTGCTCGAGTTCGGGACGGCGCAGGACAAGGTCACAGCGTCCACCGGCAAGACCTCGCTGGAGCTGATGGACGAGGAACGGGCTGCGCGCGAGGCGGGCTGGTCGGCCTCCATGCGAGAACTCGAGGCTTACGAGGCGGCGCAGGAGAAGGCGCACCAGGAGGAGCTCACCCGCGTGGCGGCAGAGCAGAAGGCGCGCGAGGTCTACGCCGTATCCCTCGTGATGACGCAGTTGTCCGCGGTGGAAGCTATCGCCAGCGAGTATGAGCGGCTCTTCGTCCTGCAGAAGGCCGCTGCCATCGCGCAGATCACTATCGATGCGGCTGTCGCGGTGATCAAGGCTTACGCCACCCTTGGGCCGATCGGCGGCCCCGTGGCCGCACTCGCGATCGCCGGCATCGCCGGACTACAGGCTGGCATCGTCGCATCACAAGACGCCCCGTCATTCCACGTCGGTGGCATGATCGGGTCGGCCGGTGACGCGCCCGATGAGGTGGGCATCACCGCGCGGCGCGGCGAAGGGGTGCTCACCCGTCAGGGCGTGGAGGCCATCGGCGGCACTGCAGCGCTTGACGCGGCGAACCGAGGCGCGGGGGCCCCGGCGACGATCAGGATCGACCATGTCTACAAGGCCCGGTCGTTCGGCGTCGTGTTCGGCGACAGCTACGGGATGGCCGGGTCGCCTGTCCGTCAGGCTATCCGTACATCGAAGGGCCGCAGGGTCGGGCACAGGGACGTTTAGAGATGGGCACCAACAAGAGCACCGACTACAGCACCTATCAGGGGCTGCTGATCCCCGACCGCCGGCTCTCGGCGGATTCGGCCTGGGCGGCACAGTCGTCGTTCACCCAGGCGAATCCCAAGCCAGGCATCCCCGAGCCTGGTCAGGCCACGTCGATGACGCTGCAGACCAGCGGCGACCAGGCCGCGGGCAAGAGCTACACCGTGGAGACCATCCGCGGCGGTCGCCTCCCCGGTGTGTCGTCGGCCGTCGAAGGCGCGGCTTACGCGTGGAAGGAGACCAGCGAGGCCGACACGGCGCTACGCGGCTGGGACGCCTACACGATGTGCCACAGCTTCGAGTTCATCGAGCACAGCGTTACGGCGATCTGGGGCTTCCACGCCATCACGCTGCAGAACGGCACGGCGATCTGCTGCTACGCCTCCGAGGAGAGCAGTACCGACAGGATCAAGGTCGCCTATCGGTCGCTGACGGCGTCGGCGTGGACGATCGTCGAGGTCGTAGACACGGACGCGCAGGCCAGCACGACCACGGGCTACGAGGAGCAGCCCGCACCCACGATGTGCCAACTGCCAGACGGTAGGCTCCTGCTCTTCTGGGCGACGGCCAGTGGTCAGGTGAACATGCTGTGGTCGGACGACGACGGCGCAACCTGGACCGAGGCGGCGCGCTCCATCCTCGCCACCGCGGTGGCGTCGGGCCTCGACGTGTTCCGAATGCGCTGCGCCTACCATGAGGGCGCGATTCTGCTGATGATCGACGCGAACGATGGGACCGGCGTCAGCGCGACGTTTACCGTCCATCAGTACGCCTCGGACGACCTTGGCCACACCTTCCTCCAGGTCACCACGCTGGACGCTCACGCGGGAAGCTGCTGCAGTTCCAGCCCGCACGGCCTGCTTGTCGCGTGGATGGACGCAGACAATACCGGCGCGTCGGATCTGGCTGTCCTTGGTAATGCGTGGGTCCCGTTCCATGCCGCGAGTCAGGGGACATCGGGGCTGCCCACCTATGGCTCGGGGTATGCCAGCGTGGTCACGCACGGTATCTGTGGTGACTTCGCGGTAGACGCTGACGGAACCGCCTACTTTCTCTCGGGCGGAAACACCATCGGAGGCGAGAACGTCGTTGTGTACTACTCCCGCGACCCGCTCACGGTGGACTTCACCTATGTTGGTGGCGACCACGGCGCACGCAACGCCTTTGACGCTGGAGCCGGCGAGACCCTCGGCGATAACGCCTCGTGGTGCGTCCAGGCGGGGACGGTGCGGTGGTTCAGCAACTTCAACACGGACACCTCCGGGCTCATCGCGCTCGGCGTCGGGTCCCAGGGCGGCTACTCGACGCAGACCCTGCCCTCCCGGGCGAACAGCCACAGGATGGACGATCAGGCGTCGTGTTCAAGGGGGTACATCCCGATCGAGTTTCCAGCCAACTATGGTGACGTGCCGTGGTGGACCGCGAGCGGTACGGCCTCGCAGACGCTCACCAGCACCGGCCTACGCATCCAGACCACGGGCGCGAACACCCGCTACTACGACATGACCCCGACGGGGACGCTGCAAGAGGGCATCGTCGCCATGCTGAACGTCCAGATTGACAACGGCGGGGCGGTCGGGAGCAACCAGGTACTCTTTCAGGCCCGCATCGACGACGGGAGCAACGGGTTTGAGGTGCTGCTTCGCTTCACCACGACGCAGATCCGCATGATCGACAACGTGGGCGCGTCCACCATCGCGACGGTGTCCGTCAACACCACGGCAGGCGTGCAGATCTTACTCGGCATGGACGCATCCGCTGCGGGCGTGGGGCGGGCGTATGCTTACTACAGGCAGGGCGAGGGCGACCTGGACAAGACCTGGACCGCCATCGGCAGCAGCCTCAGCCTCAGCGACAACAGCGGCGCCTCGGGCTCCCACCTGGTGCGCTTCGGCCACGTCGCGGCGTCCACCTCGGACAGCCGGTGGCGGCTGGTCTGGCTCGGCTACGATGCGCGCCTGTCGCTCATGGCCGCGGGCCTCCCCGTCACAGCAAAGACCGACCTACACGCTAAGCGGTACACCGCGCGCCCCACCCGCATCGGGCCCGAGCTCGACACGAAGCTCAGGGCCATCGACGGGCCGGCGTGGCGAGGGGACACCTACACCATTGCGACCCGGTACGAGTACGAGTGGCAGCGCATCCTTCCGGCCGTCTCGAGCTCGCCGCGGGTGCGCTGGCGCTCCACCGACGAGAACGAGCACACGTTTGCGCTGTACCTGGACGAGACGCTACAGGCGACAGCCGAGAGCATGCCGGGGAACGATGTCATTGCCATCGGTCTGTTCGGCATCAACTGGCGCACCGGCAAGCTCCAGCGGCGTGACGTTGGTGGCGGGTCGTGGGTGGACCTCGTCACGCTCGACGCAGCCACGGGCATGGACACCCTGCACTACACCCGACGCGGGAACACCATCATCCCGGCGACAGGGACCGAAGGGGACACGCCCTACCTGTACTCCAACGAGATGGCGGGCGGGACCTTCGCCTATGACTCGGGCACCCCACGCCACATCGGGTGGCACAGTGAGGGGGCCTTCGCCAACTCGACAGACCGGAAGCTGGCGACGTTGGTGCTCGACGACGTGGCGGGTGCCGACTCTGGAAGCGGAACCGCCGGCAAGGTCTGGGCACCCAACATGGTTGCGGTTGTCTCCATGCGAGGCGAGCGCGGCGCGGCCTACCGGCTCGTCATCGACGCGCAGACGACCGCAGACGGCTATTTCGAGATTGGGAACATGGTGCTCGGACCTGTGGCTCTCTTCGGGCATCGTCACTCGTGGGGCCGGGCGGTCGATGTCGAACACGGTGCGGTTGTGTCCACCTCGCCGGACCGCATCAGCCGGTCGGTAAAGTACAGCCCCGTCGCGCGCAAGGTGGCGTTCGCCTGGCAAGACGGCGTGGACCTGACGCAGATGCTCGGGACGGATCCCGACCCGGATTACGTCAAGCTTGAGGCGTCGGGCGAGGTGGGTGCATCTCGGCATGAGTCGCCGCTGCTGCTCGACGGTCTCATTAGCTACCTCGACGGGCCGCACCGTCCCGTGGTCTACCTCCCCGAGATCGCGTCCGCGCTCCAGACGCAGGTACTCACACGTAGACACCAGATGGTGTACGGGCGCAGCCTGGACGGGGTCAGCATCGAGAACGTGCAAGGTGACGAGGGGACCGACGAGGTGGTGCGGGTGGCCGCTGTCAGTGTCGAGGAGCTCGTCTAATGGCGGGCCGTCCTCTCTTCCGGTCGGAGCTCCATGGTGCGGAGGTGGTCTACCTCCTGACCGTGACGTGGGGCGGTGTGGACTACAGGTGGTCCACGGTGCCAGCCGCGCCCGTTGACGCAGACGGCGATATCTACGTCTTCGACGGCCAGCTCGGCGCGGTAGACCTCTCGCTGGCCTTCTCGCTGCTCTCGACATCGCCGGACCTGGTGTCGGTCCCCTTCGATCTGCTCTTCCCGGCCGGTGTGGCGGCGCGTGTGGCGAAGGGCCACGACCTCTCCGCGGCGGTGGGTGAGCTCGCGTTGTGGGTGCCGGGCACTACCTGGGAGGACCGGCGGGTGCTGCTGGTCGGAGACGTGGTCAACCCCAGCTATGGAGCAGACGGGGAGCCAGTCGCTTTCTCGCTCGAGGAGCCGGCCTTCTCCGATGGCGGGGCGATCCCGGCGAGCACTGCCATCGTCAGCGATGACGCGTGGACAGGGCGGGGCAACACCAGCCTCACGGACGGCACCGAGGGCCTCGCGTACCCCACGATCATCGGGGCACCCGGCTACTACGACACCATAAGTAGCGGGGCGACGGGAACCAGCGGTAGCCGGGGCATTCCGGTGGCGGACACCGCTGCAGGGGGCGGCTCAGGCGAGGACATCGTCACCAAGGTGCTCATTGCAGGGCACCCGGTGGAGGCGACGAACGTGCGCCTCTTCTCCGATGGTGGGAACGAAACCCTCGCCGTTACGCACGAGCGGGACGCCCTGGGCCGGACGGTCGCCACGGTCAGCCCCACCGATGACGCCGTGCGCGCGGAGTCGAGCTATTGGGTGGTCTGGCAGAATGGAGCGGGCGGGGCGGTTCAGTACGGACTTGCGGGTCTCTATGACACGCCGACCCTGACCGGGGCAGGTGACGTGCTGCTCTGGATGCTGCAGCAGTCCACGCTCCGGGTGGACGTTGGGCGCTGTCAGGTGGCAGCGACGAGCCTCAACGCCATTACCGTTAGCGCCATGCTCGACGAGCAGGTGAGTCCGTGGGACTGGCTGACGGACAACCTCCTACCGCTCCTGCCCTGCAGCATCGTCAACGGGCCGGACGGTGTGTATCCGGTCGTCTGGGACTACACCGCGACCGCGGATGACGCCGTGTTGGATCTGACCGAGGGCGAACAGGTCGAGCGGGTCAGCGCCATCGAGTACGAGCAGACGCGTCACGACGTGGTCAACGAGCTCAGGTTGTCGTTCGCAAAGCGGCTCCGCACCGGAGAGTGGAAGCGGACGACGGTGCTCAAGGCAGAGCCGAACCTCTCCGCGCGAGGTGAGCACGGGAGCGTTTACGCCTGGGTGTCTCAGGCGCGGTTCGGCCACCGGGTTGAGGAGATCAACAGCGACATCCTCTATCGAGAGGCATCGGCATCGGCTGTGCTCGCGTGGATGATCAGGGCGCGAGGGTTCACGACCCGCACCGTTAGCTACGAGGGCGGCATAGAGCTGGCGTGGCTCGAGCTGGGCGCTGTCGTGACCATCACCGACGCGGACGTGAGCCTAACGGCGCAAGTGGCTATCGTCGGGGCCATGACCATCGCGCCCGCCTCAACGTCTCTCACGCTGGTCCTCGTCGAAGACGTGGCCCGCGACCTTCATTCGGCGTAGACTACCCCCAACTCAGGACCTCCCATGGCAGCCATCGACCTTTCCGCGGACGTGTCTCGTCCGTCCGTCTACACCCAGGCCAGCGTGGGCACCACCTGGCAGGCGTACACGCTGCCGGTGTGGGCCTCCAAGGTCACGATCTACGGTGACGCGGCGCTCTACGCCGGCTTCGACTCGACCAACAACCAGGCGGGGGAAACCCCGGCGGACGGTGGCGCGGTCGGGACGCACCGGGTGCCCGTCGCGGCGACCACGCTGACGCAGTTCTTCGTCCGCCCCGAGGACTACTTCCGGGCGCGGATCCCGACCAACCTGACCGTAGCCGGCTCGGTCTTCGTCGCGGCGCAGTCGGGTACGGCGACCGTGACGCTGGTCGTGGAGTAGGTATGGCAACGACACGAGCAGCAGCTGCGGCTGCGGGCGGGGACAGCTGGACCTCCAACGAGTACGAGCTCGACTTCGCCGTCCACGCCTCCTACGACGTCCACGCTCAGAGCGACGGGGACGTCACCATCGACGGCAACACGTGGGTGGCTGGCGGCATGGTGTCGCCCAACAACACGGACGACTTCCAGGTCGTGAACGGCACCGGGCTCCAGATGGTCCCGAAGGGGACCGTCACCTGGCAGGGCGCCACGAAGCGCTGCGGCATCGGTGCGCTGATCAGCGACCTCGTGTCGCAGTTCACCGACATCCGCCAGACCGTGGACCTGCAGCTCCTGGTCAAGGACGACACCTGGAGCACCTCCAAGATGGGCGTGCTGTTCGGGGTCGAGGCCAACGACAGCCCGATGGCCGAGTCTGGCGGCTCCGGCTTTGGCATCCTGTCCAGCTACATCGGTTCAGCCCTCGAGCTCGAGCTGGTCCGGTGGCAGGGCGGGACCTCGCTGGCCGACACCAGCGGCGTGGCTCCCGCGTCACACGCCCACGTGCTCGGCCTCCGCGTCCACAAGGGGGAGGCGGTCGAGCTCTACTACTCGAC